ATAGTGAGTCTCACCTATGACGGGCACGCTACGCCCCGGTTGCTCGTAGTCTGGGCTGACCTCTACGAGGCAGTCATCTGCGGGACTCCAAATAAATCGTCTACGGGTCATTTCGGCTCCTTGGCGGGCTTTCCACCCCGCTCAAACGCGGTTGCCATTTGCATATCGGCTTGATGCTTCTGAGCCGAATGTTCCATTTCCTGGGCGAACTCTTGTCGCTTCACCTGAGACTGAATAGTTGCCTCGTTTTGAGTCTGGGCAAGCTTCTGTTGGCCCAGATTCTGATCGACTGCCGCCCTCTGCTGGGCCACCTGCTGATCCACTGCCGCCTTCTGCTGCGTCTGGTGCAATTTGAGGGCGCCTTCCTGCTGCTTAAGTTGGAGCTTTTGCTGACCTTCAGCCTGCCCAAATTGAAGTTTCTGTTGAGATAGCTTAGCATCCGATTCACCCTTCATTTCCATAAGTTTGAGCTGACCTTGTACCTTCTGTTCTTCGGGACTTGGTTGAGGTTGCTGGGGTTCAGCCAGCTTCTTCTGTAGCGCCGAGAACGTCCGATCAAGTTCACCTTCAAACTTCTTGCCGACTTTGAAGCCGGCCAGGGAGAACTGGAGCAATTGCATAAGGAATGGCCCCATAATGGGGTCACTATTCATAGTGGGGAGGATTTCCTTCAGGAAGTTAGTGATTGTACCCATGTACTCCATGCGGTCTTGCTTTTCCGCCTGGAAGTCTATATCGCTGAGGCTATCCGACTCTACCCTACAACGAAGGATAAATTCAGGTTGCTTGATTAACTGCTTCGCCTGTTCGATAATCTGCGGATCTTCATTCATGAAATCACATTGCGCCAACTTACAAATTTCAGCAATGTCGAAATGCTTACGCATAATCTGCGCCTGAATATCGAACACCGACGAGCAGTACTGTACTACATTCTTCTGCCGTTGTTGAATACGCATCGACGCATACGCTGTCTTGATCTTTTGGGCGCCCAGCGTTTCGCTTGCCTTAGTTGCGCCGCGAATGATATCCGACATACCAGTGATTTCGTAAATCTGATTCTTAACGTCCTCGCGGTTCTTGGTAAGTTGGTCAATGGTGAGAACGACCATGTCGAGGGGTATCCAATCAATGACCCCCTTGATCCCGCCTTTCTCCGCGAAAGCTGCCCACTGATCCACTGGGACCAGTTGGTTTTCAGCTGCGTTGGATAGGAGAGCTTGCACCTGCGAGCTCGCCTTGTCGTAAACGCCGGCCAGTCTGCAGGCGCGAACCAGTATGGAAATGCGGGTGTTGATGTCGTTGAGTTCTCGGTACTGATCCTTAGCGTAGTGGTAGTCGGGAATGGGGACGTATTGCCCATTTGAGACAGTAGATACGAGTGGAACTGGGCAAGGGAAGAAGTCGTCAAGTTCAAGGAAATCGTCCTTCTCACCTAGTAGTTTGTCAAGACCCTTGCTGAACCAAATCACCTTCTCGGAGGGCTTGTCCCAAATCTCGTACACGACCGCCTGCTGCATGATCATGTTCTTGACCTCTACCGAGTTGTCAGTTCGGTTAGCCTTGTAGTCCAGTGGCACTTCCTTACCAACCTTGCCGAAGCGTTTGACAAGTTGGTCTCGCGTCAGATACGTCTTACGCGCGATCCACCGCAGCTCCTCGTATGAGCGACACGGGGACCAGAGCAAGTCCTCCCAGTACACGTATTCGTCCAGGATTTGCTCACTTACCACTTCGTCGTACTCTAGCGTCTCAGCGAGAGACTGGGCCTCGGGTTCAACCTCCTCTTGCCCCGCAATATTCAGACCCGCGGTGGGGTCGAGTTCCGCCACTTTCTGAGGGCCATGGTGCTTTATGTCAGCGTCGTAGGTGTGCCACGAAATACCGACTCCAGGGACTAGCATATCCTGTACTACGCCCTTTAGCAACTCGGCGGTGTGGAAATTACGATTGTTGTGACTAGAAAGGGCACGTTCTATGATCTCGCACGCGACTCGACCCATATCGTCCGTTGGGTCCTTGAATTCGCGATCCACAGTCGGCTGAGGAACCTGATTAATGAGCGAAGTCTGGAGAATGTTGACGTTCGCCGGAAATAGGTTGTACTTACGCTCAAAAGAGGCGTCAGTCAGGGAGCTATCGGCCTCTGCGGCACGAAACATCTTAACGATCTTGCGGCTTTTCTCTTGGAACCTTCTCAGTTCCTTCTCCGCAGCCGTAATTTCACCGCTCCAACGCTGATAACTGCCTCCGGTACCTTTCTCAGCCTCAGACAAGCTCTCAATTTTGGTAAAATCACTCATAATTGCTCCTCAACGCTGGATTTGTAAGACGATTAGTGAACAAATCTTCCAGCGTGAAGGAATAATTCGCTCCTTCAGCCCCCTTGATATGGTCAGGGAGTATCAATTTGCTTTTGGCCGGCTGCAAATTGGTGAAGACCACGCCTAGATATCTGAAGGCGTCAGCAATGTGGGAAGACCAATCATGTACGGGTCGATCCCGGTAACAACCTAACTTGTCGTCCCATTCTCTGCGGTACGACTTCATTGCTTCGATTGCCCCGCTTGCGAGCGGTCGGTTCCAATATACAAACGGCAAGAGCTTACGTCCTGCCGAGATTCCGTCACGTAACTTATGATCAGGCACGATTCGCGGACGATACCCACGACGAATCGTCTGCTCAACGATTGACCGTCCAGTTTGTAGATTCTTGGCCTTTGCATCATGGGGGAGATAGACATCACGTACGTCGCGTGATTCCATTTCATCCAAATAAACGTCCCACTCTTGCTCGTTATTACTGTAGACTTCGTGGATGAGGATTCCTGAAGGGGCGTGCTGAAAGAAGATGAGAACAGTGTCGTCGGTGTATCCAAGGTCGGTGACAACGTCGAGGGGGAGGTTGGGATCGAGGTCAAATTCTTTAATGCGACCTTCCTTCTCAGCGGACTCCATTTCAGCGCCATAAATCGCCCCTTTGAGCGCAGCGTCGAACGAGCACTCATATTCCTGCATGTAGTCCGACTCGTCCATCATTGAACGAATCAGAGCCAGCTCCTCTGCGGGAAGGATTCCTGATTCCGAAGCCTTCAACATCATCGTGAAGGCTTTGGGATCAGCTAGTGACTTCCTGTACGAGTCGTAAAAGTGGTTCTTGCCCCTTGGAGTGCCCATTTTAACCAACCATCCCTGACGATCCGATAGGCAGGGCATGATGACCTGAGACACCATACTTGGTCGCATAAGAGGATATTCATCAAGGATAGCTCCGTCCAAGTAGATGCCACGAAGCGCGTCGGCATTCTCAGACCCAAGTAGATATATCTTGGCTTCATTCTTGAGGGTAACGCGGAGTTCTGACTCATGAGTCTGCTCAATTAGCGGCGCTGCGTACTCTTTGGTATATTCCCACGCAATCCGCTTGGCCATCTGATACGTGGGGGCAATATACGCCAGCTGTGGCCGCTTGAGTTGACATTCCAGCGCCCCAATGATGAGATCGTTGACGGCTGCGACGGTTTTGCCGGCCCGCCGATGACATACCATGTCCGAAAACCGTGCCTTTCGGTTGTGAAATGGTAGAAACGCGGCACGGGGCTCATATTTGAGCTCAATCTTGGCCATTACTTGGAGCCGGGTAGCCGGTCGTAGGGTATCATGTCCTCGTGAGCAAGGACCATCGCAGCTTGACGATGGTCATAAGACGGTGGGACTTGCTCTCTATACGCCGGTCCACGCCTGAAACGTTCCTCAGTACCCCAAGCGGAACCCTCGCCCATGTTCTTACGGTAAATCCTGTATGCCTTCTCGTCAATATCTTTGGGTATTACGCGGCCAGAAGAGCGCAATTGCTCCACTAGAGCGTTTTTAATCTGTTTATAACCCGCCCCAGGGTCAAATCCCTGTATATCAGCTACTGCGTGGTCAAATTCATGAAGTACAGGAGTCGTCAGAGATGCGTGTGACGGCCCCTCCGCATAAATCTCCTTGCTTCCAGGGTAAAAAGTGGCGCTAGACTTCTTCAATGAGGGATCAATTCGCAGAGTGGCGACGTAATCCTTCACTTCAGGGTAATTCGCATATAATTCGGGGTGGTGGTAAACCTGCCCAATTGGTCCATGATAATCTTGTATCTCAGGTCGTATCTTATCCTGAGTAAAGGTTCGGTTCCCCATCTCATCATGGGGTTTTACGCGAGCCAGGGAATCGTCTATCTCCCACTTCATAGGTTGGTGATTCTCCGGCCCACGCTCGACCTTGAGATCTCTCCAGACCTCGTGAGGTGTATAATTCGCCGATAACGCAGCCTCTCCTGCGGCCATGTCGGCAAGTGGGGCATTCTTGGCGAGGTCTCCAGCCATGATCTTCTGGACGGGGGCAGAATTACGCAGGCCTTTGACCAAGGCACCGAATGGGAGCATAGAGGCCGCACTGAGGGCTAGGCCGGTCTTGTCGCCCTCATCCCAACTGCGCTTCATGTCCCGAAGGGCCATGGCCTGGCCCACGCCGGGGATGAATCCCGCAGCAGTCTGAACGGCCATATCGCCCAGACTCTCATCCGGCTGGGCTTTTAGGGACGTATACTGGTCGTACTTCCTGCGAAGTAAGTCAGGTATGCCGACCAGGTCGTCTCTGATATCAGCCACGACTGGCCTCCACGTCAATAATCTGCATTGGAGCGTTACCTGATGTGTCTCGGGCGTTCAGCCAACTCAGTTCGATCTTGATAGCTCCACCGTCCAACCCAGTAACCTGAGCCGGTATGAGTTTCGAGTAGAGTTGGTAGAACTTGTCGGGGTTTTGATGAGCCCAATTGGCGAGTCGGGGGACACCGCCGATGAGCTCAAAGGCGTATTGGAACTGAAGCCGCACGTTGCGGGTTCGTGTGTATAATGGCAGTTTGGGAGCGTTCGCAAGGGCATTCAGGTTCTCCTCAACTTCCTGCATAGACGGCGTAATGGGGCCGTCATCGATCTCAGGATTCAACGATTGCAGTGCTGCTACTTGTGTCTCGGCAGTCACTTAGTCTTTGTCCTCAGGGCTTGGGCCAGCGCCTTCTTCTTCTGATCGGCGGCGTTGAACTCCTTACCAACACTCTGCGGTATGTCGACCTTGGCGGCAAATTGAGGGTTGTGAGCCACTGCGGCCATTAATCGGGCTTGAGCCGGAGATGTGCTTGGCATGGTTAGTCGTTTAATCGGGCTTGAGCCGGAGATGTGCTTGGCATGGTTAGGTGTTACCTGAGTTAGGCGGGTTGCCGTTGGTGAAGAATGTACTCGGGCCTACACTGCCTTCACCGGGGGCGAATCTGGTCACATTCCCTATGCTACGAGCGGCAATGTAGGCTGCATATCTGTCATTTGTGATCGTGGCATATGCTTCACTCTGAGCTTGGGACGACTCCCAGAGCTGAACTCCTAGTGGTGCAGTGGGGTCGCTCATATGTGCTGGCGGGGGCGAATGGGGTAGGTGGGTAGTCTATACTCTACTCCTATTTTATGATTCAGTCTAGGGATTTCTACTGGAAAATTCGGGCATTATATGAGACTCTGACGCATGATTCCTGATGCTTGGAACCCCGGTAAACCTCAGTTCTTACTGCTACAGCTTCCAAATCGTATGCTTACAGTCTCCAAATCGTATGCTTACAGTCTCCAAATCGTGTGGTATAATCGGAGGGCGGCCCATACTCTCACCGACCCCACCCCACGACCGCATACACCCTGTGGCGAGCGACGCTCGCTACGCTCGCCGGAAAAGGCGGAAAGTGCGCTAGCGAGTCGCTCGCTACGCTCGCCGGAAAGTGCGAGGAAAGGGCGGGCGAAGTAAGTGCTTACTTCGCTCGTGGTTAGTAAGTACTTACTCCTATACCCGACTAACGGGGAGGGGTATAGAACGAACGTTCGGCACCTCGACTAAGGGACTAGGGGACCTAAGGGACCGATTCCTTATCCGGCTCCTAAAGGGGTATATTTTAGTTGCCTAGGGGTATACCTTAATTCTCGGAGCCTATAGGCTCTTTAATCCCTTAGTCCCTTAGTCCCTTAGTCCCCGGGCGTAGCTCCTAAGTTACTCCCTCCCGTTATCCCTTAAGTAAGCACTTACTAACTTGCTAAGTTAGTAAGCGCTTACTTCTATACCCGACTAACTTAC